GGAGCCTTGGTTGTGGATCGAATAGAACGCAGGATACTGGATCATGGGTAACTACGGGGGCTAAATTTGGCGCAACTGGTGAAAAGAATTTTGTTGCTATACAAGATGCAACTTGGCAAATCACCGGAGTCCAACTCGAAGTCGGCAGCGTAGCCACCCCATTTGAACACCGCAGCTACGGTGAAGAACTGGCATTGTGTCAGCGGTATTACATTGAGTGGAAAGATGACGGTAATCTACAATTTACAGCGAATACCACTTGCACACAAAATGACACTGTAACAGGACTTAAAGACTTGCCAGTATGGATGCGAGTACCACCGACAGTAACCTCAACAAGTTTACAACACTCTGTAGGCGGATTAACAAATGGACTTAGGACAGTTAACTCTGTCAGTTCAGAAATTGATCAAGTATCTGTCCAATGCGATTGGACACACACCGAAGGTTCTGCTCACACTGGAGTTTTATATACATTAGCTGGTAGTTATGTTAAAGCAGATGCGGAGTTATAAGCATGGATAACGATTTAGGTGTAAATATTATTTCAGCTCAGTACGTTGTTACTGATTTTGGTAAAACAGTAGTTAAATGTGAAGTTGAAGGTGCGATTATGTGCGTTCCACTAGACCCTGCTAACCGCCACTACGCTGAGATTCTTCGGCAGGTAGAGGCTGGCACACTGGTCATTCAGGAAGCTGCTGTAGAATAGCGCCATGTTCGGCATAACCGCATTTAGTCAGGCCCCATTCTCATCTGAAGGCATTCGCATTGTTGATGCGTCTGCCTCGGCGTCCTGCACATCCACCATTACCGCAATCGGCGGATTTAGACTAGATGCAACAGCGACAGTAGCCGCTTCAGCAACAAATACAATTTCTGCTACCAGAGTGCGTGAAAGTGGCTCTGTAACGGTAGGCCAATCAGTAAATATAACGGTCGGGCAGCGCGTCAGAGAAGCCTCTGTATCTGTAACCGCGCAGTCTGCTGTTTCCGCGTCATGCGAACGCATTCAGCAGGCATCTACAACGGTATCGGCCCAGTCATCTGTTTCTGCATCCTGCGAGCGGATCTTGCTGGCACAGGCAGGAATTCCGGGGCAATCCGCAGTAACAGCGTCTTGCGAGCGAATTCAGCAGGCGTATGGCATCATACTTTCCCAGTCTGCCGTAACGACAAATGGACAGCTTGTCTTGCTTGGGCAGTCAGCCCTTTCTGGATCTGCTCTTGTTGGGGTATCTCCGGTTCGAGTTAGAGTTTCTGGTGGCGTTGTTTCTTCAACATCAGGAACAATGGCGGTTGGGCGAGAAAAATGGGAAACTATTGCTGTTGGCCCAAATATTTGGACAAAACAATCTGAAGGATCTGAGATTTGGACTAGAATTCCGATTGGATCAGAAACTTGGACTAAACTAGCCGCCTAAAGGGGATTTGAGATGGCTGATACTTTTACCACGACGTACAACCTTACAAAGCCGGAGGTTGGCGCATCCCAAAATACTTGGGGTACTAAGTTAAATGCTGATTTAGATGCCCTTGATGATCTTCTGGATGGAACATCTCCAATTACCCCGAATTTAACTGCTGGGGCATGGAAAGTCGGAGGAACTACAGTTACCTCAACGGCAGCAGAACTTAATTTGCTGGATGGCTGCACGGCCTCAACTGCGGAATTAAATATTCTGGATGGAGTTACAGCAACTACGGCGGAAATCAACAAACTTGATGGTGTAACTGCAACCACAGCAGAATTAAATATTCTTGATGGGGTTACTGCCACAACCGCAGAAATTAATAAATTGGACGGTTTTACTGGCGGCGTAACAGAGCTAAATTACCTTGATGCGCTCCATGCTACTGGAGTAACCAGCACAGAATTTGATTATCTGGATGGCGTCACAAGCAACATTCAGACGCAGTTAAACGCAAAAGCTCCGTTGGCAAGCCCAAACTTTACTGGAACTCCGATTGCCCCAACTGCCAGCTCTGGAACAAATAACACCCAAATTGCTACCACCGCATTTGTGCAGGCAGCAGCCACAGCAGCGCTTCAAGCTGTTTATCCGGTAGGGTCTATTTACATCAATGCTGCATCAACCACCAACCCAGCAACTTTGCTTGGATTTGGTACTTGGGTTTCATTTGGCGATGGCCGCGTCTTAGTTGGTCAGGATACCAGCGATACTAGCTTTGATAGCTTACAAGAAACTGGCGGCTCCAAGAATGCAATTGTTGTAAGCCATACACATACTGGAACAACTGGAAGTGCAGGCTCACACAACCATAATTGGGCTGCTGGGGAATATACGGGTGGGAATGATTATGGAACCAACTTGCTTGGTGTAAATAATTCTTACGCTTCTGGTAGCGGCGCTTCTCAGAATATGACAACTTCTACTGTAAGTAACCACACCCATACATTTACAACTGGGTCAACTGGATCTAGTGGCACTAACGCCAACCTCCAGCCGTATATCGTGGTCAAAATGTGGCGTCGGACTGCATAAATGGCACTCATACCGCTTCAGATACCTCCCGGCGTCCACCGAAACGGGACTGACTTTGAGGGTTCAAACCGCTGGCGTGACTCCAATCTAGTCCGCTGGTATCTGAATTCTTTGCGTCCTGTTGGCGGATGGTCGCAGCGAGATGATCTTTCTTCTGTATTTTCAACTTGCCCTCCGCGAGCTGCACATGCTTGGGTAGACAATACGGCTGGATCGAATCAGGCTTATGGTTCTGCAAACAAGCTTGCCTATGTAAACACAAGCGGCACAGCTTTCGACATTACTCCGGTCGGATTTACCACTGGTAATTGCGATGCTTCAATCAATACCTCATACGGCGGCGGCTTTTATGGATACGGTCTTTATGGAACTCAGGTTCTAGGATCAAACGTATTCCAAGAAGCAGACACATGGTCGCTAGATAACTGGGGCGAGTACCTTGTCGGTTGCTGCACGTCTGACGGTAAGATTTATGAGTGGCAGCTAAATACTGCTTCTCCAGCAGCGCAGGTGGCAAATAGTCCAGAAGATTGCAAGGGGCTGATCGTAACTGAAGAACGCTTCTTGTTTGCGCTACAAGCAGACGGAAACCCGCGAAAGATTGCGTGGTGTGACCGTGAAGACAATACGACTTGGACTCCTGATGCCGCAAATGAGGCGGGTGACATTGAGCTTCAAATAAACGGAGAGATTATGTGTGGCCTGCGTATGCGTGGTCGCACACTGATCCTTACTAACGTAGACGCCCATATTGCTACCTATCAAGGCCCTCCGTATGTGTACGGCTTTGAGCGCGCAGGCACGGCTTGCGGCGTGGCATCAAGAAAGGCAGCCGTTTCTGTGGATCAGGGTGCTTTCTGGATGGGCTTTGATTCGTTCTTCGTGTTTGACGGATCTGTGGCAAAAAACCTTCCGTGTGAAGTTGCTGACGCTGTATTTAATGACATCAACAAAAACCAGATCAGCAAGGTATTTGGTGTTCACAACTCAGAACACAACGAAATTTGGTGGTTTTACCCATCAGGCGCATCAACTAATAATAATAGTTATGTTGTCTATGATTATGCTCAAAATTATTGGTCTATTGGCAAAATAAACAGAACATGCGGGTTTGACCGTGGCGTTTTCACAAACCCAATTTGGGTTGATGGAAACAGCCTTACTTACGACCAAGAGATTGTTGGGGCATCGCACGGAACAGATACCCCATATGCAGAAACTGGCCCAATTAGCCTCGGCGCTGGTGACTCTGTGATGAAGGTCAATCAATTGATCTCTGATGAAGACACCAATGGCAACGTCAATGTGACGTTTGAAACTCGCTTTCATCCGAATGATACCCAGCGTAGCTATGGGCCATATGCTCTGACCACGCAGCCAACTTCTTTGCGTTTTACTGGCCGTCAGGTTCGTATGCGGGTAGAAGAAGTGAATGTTTCTGACTGGCGGGTTGGTATCATGCGAATTAACGCTGAGGCTGGTGGACGGCGATGAGTCTTGATCTTCCGCCTCCTCCGTTAGGGCCGAGCTGGAACGCATGGGGCGAGCGCTTAAATTCATTTCTCGCAAGAACTAGAGATAAGCTCCGTCAGCTTACGGCTAATGAGCGAGCGTCTGACAATGGCATCCTCATGTGGGATCGCTCCATCGAGCATGTCGTTGTTTCACTGGATGGTGAGTGGGTTCCGCTTGGATATGGCGCAAATGATCCAGACCAAGGCTACGGATATGGCGCATTTCTGGACTTCACCGATCAGACTTGTGCAGCTACTGAAACTCCAACAGCGATCACTTGGGGAACAACAGCATATTCTAATGGAGTTGCTGTAGGCTCTCCGACCAGCCGGATCGTATTCACGAATGCCGGAAAGTATTACATCCACTTCACGGCACAGCTTAATTCGCAGTCCGCAAATGCAAAGGCATTTTGGTTTTGGCCGCGAATCAACGGCACAGATATTACAGGGGCAACGATGCGGATTA